TGATCGACTTCGGGTAGCGGGACGCGTGCAGCGCCACGTAGTTGTAGAACCGCAGCAGCACCGACAGCTGGTCGGCCTTCGTCTCCCGGAACGCCTCCGCCTGCGGGGTGCCCTCGAAGAAGATGACGTCCGTCGACCGCAGCGTGATGATCCGGTCCTCGTTCGTACCCGCGCCGAGGTTGACCGGGATGTTCGGGTCGAGGAACACGGGCAGGCCGTGCCAGGTGCCGACGAAGCCTTCGGACACCACGCCGCTCATCGCCGCGAGCACGTTCTGCGGCATGTTCGCCGCGGGCACCACCAGCGGACGCCCGGCCGTGTCGACGGCCGCAGTCATCCACGCCCACCGGCGCGGGTGCATCAGGTGCTTGTCGGCCGGCATGAACCGGCCGGTGTGGATCTGCTGGACCGCGTCCGCGCCCTTCGGGTACAGCTCGGCGACCGTCGGCGTGGCGTCGGTGTACGTCACGGGGTTGGCGCCCGAGACGTTGAGCAGACCGACCTTGTTCGTGGCGTTGTTGTTGAGGACGAACACGTCGGCCTTGACCGCGTAGTCGGCCGCCAGGTCCGCCAGCAGGATCTGGTCCATGTTGATCGGCGACTGGTCGAGCAGCTGCTGAGAGACGACCTGCTGACCGGCGATCGTGGTGACGTTCGCCGTCACCGAACCGGTCGTGGCGTCGGTGTTCTGCACGGCCGTGTTCTGCGTCGTCTGCTCGGCCACGGCGGTGCCGGACGAAACCTTCGGCAGGCTGATGGAGTCGGTGCCCGGGGGCAGCGCCATCGGCCGGACCTGGTCGGCGGCGACTCGGCCGGCGCGGGCCAGCGCGATGTAGTCGTTGATCATCCACAGCGGCGGGACGAACTCGCCGCCGGCGCCGTCCGTGGTGGACAGTGCGCGGGCCTCGACACCCTCCAGGCCCTTCAGCGCCTCCTCGGCACCGCGGGCCATCCGCTCCAGGCGGTCCGCCACCTGGCGGTCGTTGCGGGCCAGACGCTCCACCGCGCCGGAGTCGCCCTTCATCTGCGCCCGGAACAGGTCCCGGAAGTAGGAGGTCTGACCGCCCTTGCGGTAGGTCTCCGGCTCCGAGGTGACGGTGACTCGCTCGCGCCGCTCGCCAGCCTGCCCGTGCTGGGCGTGGAGCTCGGCAGCGCGCTGCTCGCGCTTCTCGTCCTCCTCCAGATCCTTGATCCGGGCGTCGAGCTGCTCGACCTCGGTGTCCTTTGCGCGGATCTCCGCACGCTTGGCGTCGAACGCAGTCTGCTCGTCGGCGGACAGCTTCTCCCGGCCAGCGGTCGCGGCGCCCTCCACTACGGCGTCGAGCTCCTTCTTCAGCGCGGCCCGGGCTTCGAGCGCGCTCTGCATCTGCTTACGCAGGTAGGCGAGCATGGCTCGCTCCCTTCGATGGTGATGGGTGTGGGTCGCGCCCGCGTGCCGTCCGGGTGGTGGTCCAGGTGGTGGCGCCGTGCGGGCATGCCGCAGGGCGCTCCGGCGTGGACTCCGGCGCGTCAGGTGGTGCAGGCGTCAGGTGCGGCTACAGGCCCAGCAGAGCGGCCTGTGCCTGGAACAGAGACAGCGTCTGGGGCTCAGCCTCAGCGGGCTGGAACCGGCGCTGCAGGCGCTCGTACAGCGCCTTGGCGTCCGCCTCGTCGAGGCGGTCGAAGTCGGCCGCGCGCACCGCGCCGACCGACGTAGCGGGGTTCGCCCCGAAGTTGACCACCGAGACGTCGCCGCGGTGAAGGTCGACTTCGAGGATGTCCCGCTGGTCGTAGTCCGGGGACCACTGCTGCCGGGTCACCCGGAACGCGAACGACATCTCGTCCACGCTGCCCTCGTCGAGGGCGGCCAGCATGTCGGAGACGTCGTGCCGCTTCGTGCCGACGTCGGCCTCCATGTGCAGGCCGGTCGAGTCCTCGGACAGGCGCAGGCTCCCGGCCTTCGTGTACGCCATTGCCAGGCCGCCATGGTTCAGCAGCAGCTGCACCTCGGGGTTCTCGGCGAGGGTCTTCCCGAAGGCGCCCGTGCGGACGACCTCCGAGTACGGGCCCAGCCAGTCCCACATCTCGAACGGCGCCTCGGTCACCGAGGCGTAGCCCTCGAGCGTGGACACGTTCGACACGCCTGCCTTGGCACGTACCTCGAGCTGCACGGGGAACGCGCGCCGCTCGGTACCGGACCGCTTGGCCCGGTCGCTCTTGACGCTCACAGCGTCCCTCCTTGTCAGTCGGGGATCTGCATCTTCGGCGCAGGCATGGCCGCCGGTTCGTCGCCCCACTTCACGGGCGACTGGTCCTCTTCGGCGCGCACCTCGTTCGGAACCATCCACCGGTTCTGCAGCGCGAGCGCGTGCGCCCGGAAACGGGTCAGCAGGTCGGTACGGGCCAGGGCCTTGCGGTTGAGCTTCACGTACTGGCCAGCCGGGAGCAGGCGGGTGAACATGCGCTCCGTGTGCACCAGCCAGCGGTCAAGCGAGTACGTCAGCAGGTCAAGGCTGCGCTGCTCGACGTTCGCGTAGGTCATGCTGCCGCCGGTCTCATACCCGAGGACCTCGGCGACGCCCGGCCCGTAGATCCGCGCGCACTCGGCCGCGGTGTACTTCTGCGTCTCCAGGAACTGTGACTCATTCGGAGCTACCTGAATCGCCTGGAACTTCCAGCCCTGCCCGAGCACCAGCGGCTCCCGGGTGCCGCGCATCGAGGCCATGAACCGTTCCTTCGCGGTCGCGGCCTGGCCGGGCTTGAGGGCCTGCTCGTTCGACAGGATCCCGGACGGGTGCGCACCGTCCTCGAACCACTGCTGCCCGAACCGCTCGGCAGCGATCCCCAACCCGATCGTCGTGGCATGGTGCGCGACCGGGGACAGGCCCATCAGCCGGCCGGGGATGACATAGGCCCGCTGGTGCCACATCTCGTCCGCGGGCACTGTCTCGGAGCCAGCACGCCACTGCGGCAGGCCGGTCTTCAGGTCCCGCCAGCCCTGCACGAGGTCGGGGTGGTAGAGGACGATCTGCGTCGGGTTGCCGATGCGGTCTCGGGCGCCGACCCGGCCGTTGGTGTTGCCGCGCAGCAGCAGGGACGCGATGTACTGGTACACCCAGTCCTCGGTGCCGTAGCCCTCGCCCGAGGGGTCCTCGAGCACCTTCGGCAGCGGCAGCTGGCGCTTCGTGGCTCCCTCGCCCTCGAACACACCGATGGGCAGGATCGAGGTCAGGGACGCCACCAGGTCGACCGCCGACCACACGGCAACCTTCTGCAGGCTGGACTCAGCCTGCGACAGGTCCACCCGGGAGAACACCGACGCAGTCGACGGGCGCGGGATCGGCGGCTCCGGGAAGATGGACCGGCGCTCGCGCGGGCTAAAGAACAGGCTCACCTGCGCCTCCAGTCCGACAGCAGGCAGAACACGCCGGCAAACGCGAGGCCAGCCGGCGCGTACACCATCCATGCGGCGCACGAGATCAGGCCGGCCCCCAGCACGCCGGGCAGACGCGCGACCGTCCAGCCGGCCGCAGCCGCGAGGGCGCCCACCACTCGGGCTCTGGTCATCGGGCCCTCCCTCACAGGATGTTGTCGAGCGGGTCTACTTCGTCCTCGACGTCGGCGGTCAGCCCCCACGCGGCCTCGGTCACGGCCACCAGCGGGCTGATGTCCACGCCGACCGTCCGCCGCGCCCATGCCCACGCGTCGCCGAGGTCGCGCTGCTGCGCGCCCGCCAGCGCGGTCGCCAGCGGCGCGTCATCGAAGTGCGTCAGGGACTGTGTCGTCACCGCGTCGTAGAACTGGCCGCAGGCCACCGCCTGCTCCCGGGCCTTCGGCTTAACCACCTCGACCCCCAGGCCGCCGTCGGCGTCCTCAAGGGCCGGGATCAGCGACGCCGCGGCGGACGCCGGGTCCACCACCCAGCAGCGCGGGTTCCACTTCCCGTGCAGCTCCTTGGCGCGCTCGACGATCCAGCCCGTACCGGGCCGGTGGTCGACCACTGTGACGTGCACCCCGCCCCGCCACCGGATCGCCGCGCAGATCGCCGCGTGCGACCGCTCGGGGGTCATGTCGATGGCGAGAGCCACCGGCGCCGTCGCGCGCGCCTCATCGAGCTCGCTGAAGTCCCCAACGGCCAGGGCCCGCCACGCCTCCTCGCTGATGACCTGCCACGTCTCGGCCTCGTCGGCCGGGTAGTCGCCGACCCCGAGCCGCTCGCGCGCGTAGCCGTCCTTGCTGAGGGTGGCCCGCTCGCGCGCCACCTTCTCCAGCGTCAGCCGGTAGCCGACACCCGGATTGGACTTGAGGACCGCCTCGTCCGAGGAAGGGTCGTCGTGCTGGTCACAGTCGGGCGGGCACTCGTCCGCGTGCAGCTGGGCCGACCACTCCATGTACGCCAGCGACGGATCGGGCACGCCGACCTCGATCGCCGCGAGCGCCCGGCGCCGCAGACGGCCCAGCTGCACGGACGGTGCGCCGATGCCGGCGCTGCCCGCGTACCAGACCTGAGGGTCCGGGACGGCCGCCATGGTGGGCATCAGGGCGTCCATCTCGGGGTCACCCAAGATCATGTCCTCGTCCATGATGTTGCAGTGACCGGTGAAGCCGCGGCCGGACCCCTTCGAGCGGGCGATGAACCGCAGCAGCTGCCCCGTGTGCAGCTCGATCCCTTCCTCGCCGACAGTCTGCCGGTACGTCTTCACGCGTTTGTGCAGGTCAGGGGTC